TTGATATTGCATTACTATAAAAAAGGTTATTTCTATAAGGAACATATGATGTACTACCACTATACTCATTACTAAATAAAAAAACAATTTTTGTTGTTGGTCTAAAAATTGTTGATTCCTCCCTTTCTTTTTGGAAAAGTTGAGCCAAATTAATTTCTTCAGTTCTATCAAATTCAACTTGTTGTTTAAAGGTTTGATTTAACGGAACTCTTATTGCCTCATCAACGTCTGATGAAATTTTGTTCCTTTTAGAACCTAATAAAATTTGTATATTTTCATTATTACCCATTTGTCTCTGTGTTATTTACATAAAGTTTAATGAATCTATCAAGTGCGGTAAAACCATTATTTAACCCAAAATAAAAATGGAAAGGAGCTCCCACAACAATAGGGTCTAAACCTGGAGTATTTGGTGCTCCATATGTTACGTTTACTGTTGTTGGGTTAGGTCCAGGTGTAAAATTTGTAATGTGCCCTTCTTGTGTTGTTGTTGTTTTAAAGTAATCTGAGGTTTGGAAATCTAAACTTTGATATTTGTTCTTATAAAAACCACCCGTTGTTAATGGTGATGTAAACCAATTATTATTTTCGGTACCAAATATAAAATTACTTGGTGAAGTTATTTGCCATTTATAAAATGGTACTTCTTGTGTTGACGGATAACCATAATTATACCCAACAAATGGTGATAGATTATATGTTTGTATCCCTGGTGTTAATCTTTTTCTATTAACAGTTTCGTCATTATTCGATTGGAAGAATACTCCAAATAATGGTCTTGGTGTAGGTTGAGCGTCGTCACCAATAAAAAGATAGTTATTTGCGTAGTTCTCGTTTAAATACGGAGTAACTTTAAATTCGCTATTTGTTGATATTGCTTGTGCAAAATCACCATCAATCCTATCCCCACCTCTTGTACTATTAAAAAATTGAACAATTCCAATACCTTCTCCTTGATTACCATTTGTAGATACTGGGAACATCTGTTGGATTATGGTTTGGTTCAATAATCTTGAGATGAATCCCATTTGCATAATATCAGAGTCGTCGCTATATGATGTTGATTTTAATTGATTTACAAAATACCCATCTAAATTTTCATTATTACATACTTGATTAATGAATTCATCTCTTGGTCCTAAATCAACTATTGTTGTTGGGCTTTGTATTTGTTTTGTATTATAACCAGGGTTACCAACAAATAAAGATGCCAAATTACTAGGAGGGGTTGGTGATGGTTTACCAATAAACTGACTTACAAATCTATCCCACGGTGATGATCTATAATAAAAACTATTTTGTACGTCATCAAAAACAACAGTATCTTTACAGTAATTGTAAGTAGGATCTGTTACTGAATTTGACGCATATGTTGATGTTTTATTAAAAGAGGGCATATAAAGGAATCCATTTATCCAATTATTTTGGAAAACTCTCGCAAAAACTCCTCTACAAGCCGCTAACATTATTAGATATCTAACCTTCCACTCTAAAAATAATTTAACATCTTCATCGTATTGTGAAATGTATTTTTTGTTTAATAAACAATAACAACCTTTAACAACTCTATTACTTGGTACGTCACAACTAGTATTAACGGTTATTCCTGTCCCAGTACCTGAGTAACATTTTAACGCAACCATACCTTCACAAGTTAAGGTTGAGGTTAACCCTGTTACAAGTCCTGTTGAATCGGAATAGTTCCCTGTTGGTGGAGTTCCTGGTCCTCCAATACTTGGGTTGGGTTGAACTCCTGATCCTTTAAAGAAATAAAAATTACTATTTTGATGAAGACCGTAACCTGTTTCAGATGAGCTACCGTTTTCTGTTCTTGTTGATGTTGGTATTCTATCACTTCTCATTATTAATTTTGTCTCATCAGAGAAGTTAACAGTACCAGGTAAATATCTATAATAAGCTCTTGAATATAAAGCGTTGTATAAACTAACTGGAGTACCATAATCATTATTTGACCCAACAGGACTAAAAAAATCATATAATGTTGGGTTTGCGATTGGTCCGTGAGCGGTTTCAGATCCTATAAAGGTACCACCAACAAAATAATCTTGGACATATTTTGGGATTACGTAATTATATGGTGCAACATTTATTAAATTAAATGGTGATGTTGATATTGATGGTGATATTGTTTGAAACCCTACATTAGGAGTATAAGATCCTGAATTATCATCGGTTGACAGGTAATAATATGGTAAAGTTGATGTATACCCACTATATTGTCCCGGTGTTAATGTAAATGTAAATGACGGGAAATATAAATTATTGACGGTATTATCCGTTGTGTCATGACTTAACGGCTTAACTACTGTTGGTAAAGGTTGTATTGGCTGATTTAAATAATATTGTCCTGTAATTATAGGTCCAACACCGTAAGATGAGTTACCAAAAATATAAGATAAATCATATTCTATCTCTTGTTTTGGGGTAAATGGGTCGACACCTCTTGTTAAAATTATAATTTCATAACTATTTCTTGAGCTATTTTCTATTGCCTCTATGGCCCTACCTGATGGGTAAAATGCCGGTGTTGTTAACGAACATTCATCACCATACCAAAAACCAATTTCATGAAATAAATAATTTAATGGGAATTTAGTTGCATCTGTCGCATCAAAATTTGTGTTTCCTGTAAATGAATTAACTGTGTATCCGGTTATCACTTGGAAATACTCAACATCTGTTGGGTACTGTAAAAAATAGTCTGTTTGTCCTGTGTTTACTAAATAAACATTTGCGGAAGATGAAGATCCGTTAGATGGGTTAGCATAATTTATCACAACAGGTATAGGTGTTGTACTGTCACCCGTTAATGTTGTTCCTGTAATTGCAGTATTATTAAATTGGTTTTCTGTCGCTCCAGTTAAATTAACCCAACCTCCCGACAATTTAGGGTCCTGGAATGTTATTACTTCCCCAATACCTAATTGTTGTATCATTCCGGCCTTTGCGATTATAACTAAAACTTGATCCTCAAAAGGTTGGCTAGGTGTTGTTAATGAAGGGTTTACTGTTGTTTTAATCTTATTAACACCACTGTTAGGTGTGTTTGAGGTTGAGCTATAAAAATATTTATCCCTTGTGTTAAATTCGTTTAATTTTTGTGGATATGTTTCCCCTTTAGGGTAAGCAAAATACCTTTCATCACTACCTGAATTTAATTCGGCCGCAAATAAGAATGGTTGTGGTGCGTGTAGTTTATATAAATTTGTTGAGTCTATTAAATCATATCCTGAAAAAATTCTTTTATAATCTAATAAAGCTTGAGTTAACACATCACCTGTTATCTCTTGATTAAAAACTCTATTAATTAATGACTTATATTGCCCTCCACACCAAAAATTACCTTTATCATTTTCGTCTATATCATCATCAGGACTTATTTGTGGATAGTTAGGGTGTTCGGCCAAAGAATATGTTCCAGGTGAACTTAATGGTGCTAAGAACGTATTATCTGTTGCCGATTGTGCTGGATTTCCAGCCTCAGATTGTTGACTATTATATTCATTATTAATTTGTTGTGTTACCGAACTAATGTCAAAGTCATCATCAATTTCCGCACTTCCACAATCACAAGAACACGCACTACATTCGGGATATGAAATCATAGGTAACCCAATTCTTGGGAAACCTTTTAGTCTTACAATAAAGACTATTACGAAAGCAAAAAATACTAAGTAAATTGCCAACTTAAATATTGCTTGTAATATCTGCCAAGCGGTTCTAAGGATTACTCCAATGTTAAATACGGGACCACCTGGTATTGCAGTTGCAGCACTTTCAAGTGCTGATTGTATTGCATCAATGGTTTCCCTTACTTGTATGTAAAGGAAATATATACATAATATGATTAGTACCCATTTTAATACTGGCCAAGCCCAAGCAACAAAGTGAGCCACAAATAATAAAACTAATATTGGGAATGTTAATATGTTAAGTAACAACATCGCCAAGAAATAAATAAAGTCAAATTTTTGTACCGCATCATTCACGGGAAAAGGGTTATTTTTTGAAATACATTCTCTGTCATCAATTTCCTTTATCCCTAAATGTCTTGATCTTAAATTACCATTTTTATATCTATCTAAGAACATTGCGGTGGTATATACTTTATTATAATTAAATTCAAAAAACCTATCCTCACAATCAATAGCCTCTTGTATCATAGATGAATCTCCATAATCATCCCAATCTAAACTAAAAGCATAAGATCTAAATGAATCATAAGTTGATTGATCATAAAAGGTAAATTCAAAGTCTTGGGTTTGTGTGTCATCAACCGCAGTGGAGTTAATTCCGATATTTGCTCCTGGTGTGTTTATAGGTATACTACTTAAACTTCCAACGTAAGGTACTCCATTTATTGTTATTGTTACATCTTGGCTGTTTACAAATGATTGTAAAATTAAACCTCCTGTTTGTGCGGGTAATGTAAATGCGGGATTTAAACTTGTTGTTGTTCCAGGAACCGAAACGGGAATATTAAGTGGTACCCCTAAAGTAGGGTCTAATGTTGATGACGCTGAAGCCCAACCATATTCTTTAATGTTTGGTACTAAGAAATTTGCTCTTAATATTTCACTTTGTAATCCTCCATCATTTTGCCAACTAATTTTAAATCTATATTTACCTTTTGTTGGAATCCCTACTGTTGGGTCTAATGATACAACTTGATTTCCAAATTCATCTGTTGTTATATAATCAAGGTTCATCGGGACTTTTAAAAGGTATGTCCCATCACCGTCTATTATTTTTCCTCCTTGTTCTATCTCATAAGTTTCAAGTATAGGGTAACCATTACCGTCAACATTTATTGTTTGTCTTATTGCAGAAACTCTACCTTGACCTGTTCTTAAAGAACAAAATGTACCAGCAGCCAATGGTACTCTACAATTTGTTTTTAGTGCTTGTTCGTCTTGAGTAGAAGCAATAGAACCCATAAAAACGGCTGTTGGTTTTATGGTTAAATTTATTTCTTCAGATAAATCAAAATCTTCTCTTGTAATACCAATAAAACAAATATCAGGTTCTCCCCATAAAGGTTCTACATTAACTTGTTTAACTAATGTAATAATTTGAGGTAATTCGCTTAAATTGTTTGATGACTTAAATTTTGATCCATTAAATTGACTTTCAACCGCAAAACCACTATCAATCAAATCTTGTGGTGTTAATGAAAAACAACCTATATTAGACAGGTCTAAATTCATAACAAGGGTTTGTTGTCCTGTAGGTACTCCAAAAATCATAAAATCACCACTATCATTTGTGGTAACAGTATATTTGTAATACTTATCGTAAACTTCAATAACCGATTTTTCTAATATTGCTTCGTCCCTATCAAAAAAAGAACCTGTAGGAACGTGTCCTTCATATTGTGGTGATTTAGGTAATAAATTATATTTATAACCATCTTCATTTTTATTACTAAGTGTTTTATAGGGGTATAACTCACTTATAATTGGGTTTAATTTATCTTCATTTGTTAAAGGTATAAATACGGATAACTTTGCGTTTGCCACCCCAAAACCGCCATTAACAGAAACTCTTCCTGCAATCACACCGTAATCAGCACATCTTCTTTCGTATATTTCGGCTTGTGTTAGTTTTAATGATAAAATTTCTATAAAATCAAAATCTTGATCAAACTTTAAATTTACAGATTTATCAACACCTATGTCTGTTCTAATTCTATATGAATGTGGCATTAATTTCTTTTCTTCATAAATAGTTTATTTCCTATTTTAGAAAAATAATCCTTTTATTGAAAAAGGAAATTATCAAGAAAATGTTACTGAAGATAAATTAACAACGCTAACTCTTATATCTTTATTAGGGAACCTAACTTGGTACACTTGTGTTGGTTCTGCAAAGACAGTATCGGATATTAATTCTATTTGTTTTGTTGCTTGATTTGAGTATGGTTGTGATGTTTGTGAAGAGGAGTACTGACCTCCAATTTTATTAAATATTTGTATATCAGATATAGACAAAACTCCATTTTCTCCTTGTATTAATCTTCTTATTTCGGACACATTAACATTTTCCCCTAATTGTCTTGTTGTTGGCGACATGTAGGTTGATATAAGGTCAATTATTTTAGCAATTATCGCTCCTTGACTTTGTGATGAATCTAATACAACAGATACATCAAACCCTAAATCAATAACATTAGCACTTTCAACTGAAATATAATCATTAATCATTCTATAGTTAGATAGATAATTTGCAATATTTGTTTTTAATGCATTTGGAACAACAGAAGTTAATACTCCACTTGAATCGTAGGATAAAACTTTTATTTTAATTTTATTGTTTTCTTCGACTATAGATACTTTTGATGGTGCTCCAAATTGTGACGGCATATTTCTTAATAAAGAATCATAATCATTAACCGTAACCGCTCTATTTTGTGCGGAAAAATTAAAAGAAACAAAATTTCTTATTTCTTCTAATGTTGGTATTCCAGCTCCCCCAACCGCAGCAATTGGGTTTGTACAACTTAACGAATTAACCGTACTTGTGTTATAATTTTCTGAAGGACCATTAACAAAAAAATTACTTTTTTGTACTTGAGTTATTACACCAATACCAACGTTACTTGATATTCCACCTCCAACTCTATACTGAATAAATAAAGTTGAGTTTGATTTTAATGTATTTCCTAAACCTAAATTATTAACATACTTATTTATGTTTATTGATTGTCCATTTCTTGCAAATTCTCTTAACTGATCTTCAGCCGAATTATTACCTCCACCAAAAGTAAGTTTCATAAAACCTTGTGGTGTGTATTCAGTTATAAATTTACTACTTGTTGTAATATACTTACCTATTTTAATTCCAGGAGCATCTGAAGGTTTTGTTGGGTCTTCCACAAATACTCTATCATCAACTAAAGCCCTAACTTCGTACCATCTATTATTTGGCGATAAGAATTCTTGATCTGATGGTACATTACTATACGAAGATCCGTCTTTAACTATAACACTTGTAACTCCCAAAACATTTCTTTCAGGTAAAAACAATTCAAAGAACGGTCTTACATCGTTGGCGGTTATTGTTCTTTTAAATACTTTTGTTAAACCATTTAAAACCACCTCTCTTTTAGTGACCGTATAATTTTGTATTATTCCGTTTGCGTCTATATTTGGTCTTACGATTCTTGAATTTGGTTGTCCTTCTCCATTATATTGGGATGAAAAGTCAATATCATATACTGTTTCAAAAGATTGTCCGGCGCCATTAACTTGAGTACCTCTTCTTAATATACCACAATATCTTATATCTTCTTTATCTCCAAACGCAGGCACGACAATAGAAAAATCAACCAATGATATTGATGGTCTTTGTCCCGGTATTTTTAATCCGTAAGTTCTGGCAATATTAAATAAAGATGTTTTTTGTTGTGCGTACTGTAAAACGGTTTCTTGGATACTCCTATCTATTTGAAAGTTCAGGTTATCTGCAACCGCGGCATTTAAATCCATTAACACCGAAAATACTGATGCATCATTAAAATTTTGTATTAATTCAGGGTAATAAGTCTTTACGTAGTTTACTAACTCAGTTCTTACCCCCTGAAAATCTCTTGTTGTATAAGATATTTTTTTTTCTGCCATATTATTAAATATTTAAAATAATGAAATCACTACTATTAAAAGCCTCAGATGTTATTTTATAATCAATCCTAACTCTTGCCGTATGTTCTTTTTCTGAAATGTTTGGTACCGTAAATTCTCTCTGATCATCACCATTAATGAAAGTACCTTTATTTTCTAATTCAGTAGCGGCATCCGTAATTTTAACATTTGTAATTAAGACACCAGGCATGTATTCCTCAACAGAATCCCTTATTTCCGCCTCTATTTCATTAAACGTTGGTCCATCTAAAGGTTCAAAGATGTATTCATATAATCTTGTACCAAAATCAGGTAAAAAATACCTACTACCTTTTCTAGTTAATAATAGATGGATTAAATTAGTTCTTACTTCTTCTGAAGCATAATCAGTCAAATCTAAATACTTACCATTAAAGGAATCCCTGAAGGGAAAAGTAATACCATAAGTTATCCCGTTTGCCATATCTAATAAATATAGTATCGCGATATTTTATATAAATAAAAAAAATTATATAGAATTTTTGTTAGTTTAAATTAAAACTATTAATTTAGTATTATGAAAACAATCCTTTTAATCCTATCGTTATTTATTGTTAATTTTATTAACTCTCAAATTATTAGAATTAAAGTTTACGAAACTATTGAATTTACATCTTATGATACTTTAGGTGTTTTGAGTGCTGTATCAAAAATTGGCGGTGAGTTTAATTTAAAACAAACCAATTGTGAGTATGTTATTAATTTAACAAATAATACTGATATGTTTTTTCGTAATGGTATTTTAGAAACTGAAGCGGATATAATATTTATTAATGAAGAAAGTTTATTAATTATAAATTTTTTATATGAAGGTATTGATATTGGTGTTATTATAAACACTGATATTAGTAATGAGTCGTTTGATTGGTTCTATAAAAATGGTGATTTCTATGATATTTCAAAGGCCACTAAATTTGAGATAATTAAATCTCAATAAAAATAAAAACCCCACCGTTAAAGTGGGGGTTTTATTAAGGTTTTTGTGGTTTTTTAATTGTTGGTACTTTTGGTGTAATTTCTAACACCCAATTATTAAAAATTTTTAATGCTAAATTTTTTAATTCATTCATGTTATTTATCTTATCAAGATTCTTAGTGCCTGCTTTAGCAAATATTGGGTTTAAATTTTCAGCACTGAAGGTATTGCCAATCATATTACGATATACAATAATGGCCTGATCTTTTTTATTTTGGTCTATCACCATACTTTTATCGGTAAGATCACTATCGGTAAAACCTTGTTCGTTAAATAAATCTTTACCAGCATAAAAAATTCCATATTTTGGGGTCTCCCCTTCTTTTGTTGACCATCTTCCCGCATTTTTAACGGTAAATGTACTTGTTGGTGTATTTGGGTTTTTTGTTTTAAACTCATTTATTTTTGCATTTAAAGCATCAACAATTCTTGTTGCTAATGTAAGACATAAATCTTTTGCGACTTCTTCCATCAAATATTGTCTTGATGTTGCGAATTGGTGCATTTCTAAAATGCGACTTTTTTCTTCTTCAGTGATTATAAATTTCTTCATTTTTTTCTTTTAATAATAAATATTTATGAAAAATAAAAAATCACTATTTTCATAGTGATTCTTTTAATTTTGTGTTTCCTCTTTCAGAACTTGGTTCGTAAGGACAATGTAGGCATTTATTCCCACAACATTTACCTCTTTTCTTATGATACTCTTCGGTCATAACCATTCTACCTTGTTTATCGTAATAAAAATCGTCTTGTTGTAATTTTGGTCCAAACTCTCTAACATATAATTGTTGTACCCAATCTTTAGATGCTCCTACATTCATTTTTAATTCTTTTTTCTAAGATTATAAAACGCTAACAAAACTTGGTATGTTAGCGTTGTATCGTTACCCCATTTTACTTCCATAATTTATACAATTTCACAAGCTCCACCAGCACATGCCGCTTCACCTCTAAGGTCTGTATTATCTTGTAATTCAATCACTTTTGTTAGATCAACATCTTTTAATGTTCCCAATAATCTATCAAAATCTTCTTTTGTGCAATCTTCAAATGGTGCTTGTGTGTATGTTCCACCATTATATGGTAATACAGATAATCCATTATAAAATTTACGATTATTCCACATCCATTCACCAACCAATTCCCATTCGTCTTCTTTAACTGAAACTGTTGCGGATACGTTATGCGTATTTTGTCCTGTTCTATGTCCATTTTTAATCCATTCTTGTGCAACTTTTTTAACTCTCTCTAACATTTGAAATACTGATTCATACCTTAAAATTGATCCTTCAGGAGCGTGTTGTGGGATGGTAATCACTGCAGTGTCATGTGGGCGGAAATACTCATCTTCAACTAATTCTGGGTGATTAATTGCAAGGTATGTGTAAATTGCCTCATTTTTTCCAACACGGATTCTTCTTAAATAATAGTCATTATGCCAAGCGTGAATTCCTGAAGATGTACCTAAAACTAAAGATGAGGTACCTGAAGGTTTAACTGTAGTTGTTCTTGCGGATTTATTAATACCAATTAGTTCTGCAACTCTTTCGTTTTCTTGTTTAACCGCCTCTGCCGCCGCCTTCATATCGTATCCTAAGACAACACCAGAACCAATACCCGTCATTCCAACTCCAATTAAAGCGTCTTTTTCTGTTGTTCTTTTCCAAACATCTCTCAAATAATGGAAGTCTGTATAACCCGCTTGAAGTGTTCCAATGAATGCCGCTCCTTTAACTCGAGCCTCAAAATCTTCTTGTGACTCAATATCTGACGCATTTACCTCACATAAGTTACAGAATTGGTATGGTCTAAGACCGATCTCACAACAAGGGTTTGTTCCCCAATCTTTATCATTTGATAAGTATATTCCAGGTTCACCTGCTCCTGACAACTCAATACGTTTCCAAAGATCCATAAAGAATTCTTTTGTGATTTTGTGACGAAGAAGTACTGCCGAGTTATTTGCTCTACCTCTTTGTGCGTTTTGTTCCCACCAACTTCCTGATTTACAAGAAATCATTTCTTCATCATCTGCTGAGAATAAAGATATAAGTGCCGCTCTTCTGATACCACCTGCAAGTACCGCATCTGCAATATGACATACGATATCATGAGTTTCAATTGGTGTTAGTTTTTCACCATCTGATTTGTTTTCCAAAACTTTCGTAATGTTATGAATACAATCTTTAAGTGGTTGTGGTCCTGGCGCCTTTCCTCCTGATGTTACCAATAAAGCTCCTTTTTGACGAATATCAGAAAAGTCAAATATTGGTGTTGATGATTTGGTTCCAAAATAAGATTCCATTAATACTTTAATTGCATCTGCCCATCCTTCAATAGAATCACCAATTAAGTATCTTCTTGTTCTTGTTGGGTTTGGTCTTTTAATTTCAGGTAGTTTCTCTACGTGATGTTTTTGTACTGAGAATCCAACTCCTGTTCCACCTAACAATAAGAACATCGTTTCAGCAAAAGCATCTGTATGGTCTATTGGTAGATAGGCACAGTTATAAACTCTATTTGGTGAGATCTCAATTGGTTTACCCCCAAACTGTAATGATCTCATTGATGGAAGAATTTTTTTATCGTATACCATTTTATATACTCTTTCAATCTCATCTTTAATGTGTGGGTATTTTTTTTGGTGCATCTCTTTATTTCTTGTTACCAGTTCTTCCCACGTTTCCCTTCTATTTAATTCAGGGACAAATTTAGCGTATTTCATATACACCGTAATATCACTTAATATTTTTTGTGAAATATCCATTTTATGTTAATTTAATTATTTTATTTATTATGATTTTTTTTGTTGTTCTCGTTCTTTTCTTTTTTCTAACAATTCTTTAACCCTTTGTCTTTGTCTTTCTTCTTTTTGTTCCTCAAGACCTAAGAATGTTGTTGTTGATTCAGTATCAATGTCGATCATCGCGTTATCAAATTTACAATTTTCAAAAACCACACCATCATCCCCAATACGGGACTTGGTAATTGCAATCGTGGCTAATTTCATTTCTTTTTGTTGTAATGTCTTTGCTACTGAAATAATAACGTGTCCTACTTGTGCCTTCTTAATCGAACCACCCATTTGGTCTGTTGTAACAACTTCAGATGAAATAGAAGCTCTATTTCCTTGTGTTGCCGTCCAACCAGCAATGTTTAATTCGTGACACATAGCTTCAAATCCTCTCATTACAGACCCTTCACTTTTCCACTCATCTCCTAAGTTTTTATCTGGAACAACACAATCAATGTAATCTAAAACAACCATATCTATTTTAACACCATCTGCAATCATCTTTCTAATTTCATTCTTAATTTGCAACATAGTTTTTGTGTCAGAAGGTAGTTTTTTCAAGATTAACTCATTTGGCATTGTTTCCTTGATTTCTTTTACTTTAGTCATCACCTCGTCTTTTTTTTCTGACAATTCGTCAGGGTGAATCTTTGTCCAAAGAGTAAAATGTTTTCTCTGTATCACTTTTGGGTTGTCTTCAAAGAATACTTGAAGTACGTTAAATCCTAGGTTAAACGCGTGGTTTGAGATCTTTGTTAGAATGGTTGATTTCCCTACACCAGTTGGTGCTAATATTACACCTATTTCCCCTTTTGCCAATCCGCCTTTTAACAGTCTATCAATCCCTGGTATTCCCATTGGGATTGGGTGTCTATAGTCGTCATCTAAGACTTGGTCTAGGTTTGAAAAGACATCTAACATTGATGTGTCTTTTGAACCGACGAGTAATGCGTCTCTAACTAATTCTTCTAGGGTATCATAGTTTTCAAATTCACCACCATCAATAATCTTTTGAGCCTTTTTCATAACCTTCTGTAACTCTTGTTGTTTACAGAATTTAAGTGCTTTTTCTTGTACAAAAGACACACCATCAATAGGTGCGTCTTTAATTTTCTTGACCGTATCAAGAACTACTTTAACCGCAGTTTCTTGTTGTAATTCTGATTTTGCGACTTGTTCTAAGGTATCAAATGATGGTGTGTGTTCATACTTTTTATAGTACTCTTTTATCATTTGAATGATGATTTTAAAGTACTTATTCTCAAAATAATTATTTTCAATAACGTCAATAATTGAGTGAGAAAAGTCTTTGTCTAAAATAATTTGGTTAAGTAATTGAATTTGGAAATTGTTACCGAGATACTCAAAATTTTTGTTTGTCGCCATATTTTTTCTTTATGTTAGTAATGATAAATACTACTACTTTTGAATAAATTGTGGATAAAAATAATTAAATTTTCTACCTGAAAAAATGTCAGTCAGGTCGGTTAATACCTGTTTTAGTTTTGGGCGTAGATCTACGGTGTATCTTACCTTTGGTGGGTATACTTTTGCGTCAAATGATCTCTGACAAATTGTCATGTTTTCTACCTTAATATAAAGGTTAAAAATTTCTTCACCTTCAGTTATTGATGTGTTCAACACTTCAGGATTTTCTGTAATTTCATATCTGTTTTCCAACATATAAACTACTGATCTCATTTTTAAATCGTACTTAAGTTCATTACAAAATGTTCTAATGTAATTATAAAACTCTTCTGATTTATGGGCGTTTTTATTAAACCCTTTAACATTAAAAAATCTTTGTACTACAATGTTGTCATTACACATTAGCAAAAACTCTAATTTTGTTACTTCTTGTTCTTTCATTTTCATTTTTTTGTTCTGTTTCTAAAATTTGTTTTTTCTTTTCTTGATAACTTTAAAAATGGTTTTAAAAAATTAACCCAAGCGTCATCTCCCTTTGGTAAAAATTTAAAGAATCCATCGTTCATCATCATTCTAATTAAATTTCTATGTCCTCTTCCATCAGGATCCAATGACTCAGAGTAATATAACTTAACTAATTCTTTACCTTCTTCAGAAATAAGTGGATTTGATAAATCTATTATTTTTTCATTAATAGTAAAAAACTCATCCCCAAATATCCCTTCTTTAGTTTTCCCGCTTAGAAGATTTTGTAAGGCCACATTTCCCTTTTCATTTAAAAGTAACTTCTCCGCCTTTGTTAAAATATCGGTATATTTAACTTCAGTTTCAAGTATTTCGGGAAATAATTTCATAAATGTTTTTTCACCCAAATAAAAAATACCATCTATATTATCAGAATTATCTCCTGTTAATATTTTATAAGTTTTAACATTATAATGTGGGATCTCAGATTCATATATTTTAATCTTATCTCCGTTTTTAAAGTATTTTTTTTGTTGTGGCGAGTAAATGGTTACCATATCC